TCCAATTAGCGATGTATTTGCCATTTAATTCTCCTACTGAGTAGAAATTACTGTCCAACCGGGGGATTCCGTTGTATCAACAGCAGCCCAGCCCGGTGTTTGCGGATTGCTGATATTTTGCCAGTTTGCGACCTCGGTGTCATCAATAACTTCCCACAAATTTCGTCCGTTTTCTGTGGATGTAATAACCGCTGCTTCAGACCTGCTTACATTGTATGCAGTAATTGCTTCTGGATTATCTACGATAGCTACAAGCTCTGCAAGAAATTCTTGATAATACGTTCCAACTGTAGTGGAGTCAGCTATGGCCATCGTTTCCGTGATGGTCACAATTAACGTAGCAAGCTGCGTTTCAGCGATGGCCGCAGATTCCGTTATGCTGGCTACAAAAAGAGCCACAGCCTCTTCGACTGACACAATAGCATTTGTCTCAGTGACAGAAACAGGGAAATTAGCTGTAGCAGACTCAGTGCTGTCTATAACAGCGGTATCAGAAACTATGGCTGTGTAAGCTGTAATCGCTGTATTTGCATCCGTTAATGCCGCTGTTTCTGTAATATTTTGGGCAAAGATAGCCGCTACAGTTTGATCTTCTGAAATAGCCGCAGTCTCGGTAATATCTTTGGCAAATGTTGCCGCTACGTTTTCGGTCGTGGAAGTAGCCGCTGTCTCTGTAACAGAATCTGGGAACAAGGCTGATGCCGACTCAGTGGTAGAGGTGGCTGACGTTTCTGTGACTGATGCCAGAAAAGCGGCTGTGGCTGATTCAGAAGCGGTAATACCAGCCGTTTCTGTGACTGAATCCACCAACAAAAATCCGCCCACTTGGGTATCAATAAACCCACCAAAGCCGCCCCAATCGGCAAATCCCCATGTGCCCTCACCCCACGGGATAGTCCCATACAAAGACTCTGTAACAGAAACAGCGTATGACGTTGTTGTAGCCTGAGTTTCTGAGATGGTGGGGATGCCTCCCCAAGCGTTATCGCCCCAAGCGCTTTCGCCCCAACCTACGGGTGTAGTAAGGTACTCTTGGACGCTGACTTCATAGATGGTATTACCACCCCAGCCAAGATCACCCCAAGTGTTATCACCCCACCCGTTAGCCATGTTAAGTCAATGTGGCGGTGTAAGTAACGGCAATTGTGTCACCGTTAACAACAGCTTTAGAACTAGAGAAATCACCAGCAGAAAACAATGTGCCTGTGGTTGAATCTTTAGTCGCGCTACCACCAATGTTAATAAAGCAACCCGCCACAGTACCTGTGCTGGTAATAGAAAACGACACCGCAGAAGAGGTGGTCTTGCTACCAGCAGCGGCTGAAGCAAATGAAGGCGTAGGACGATTACCAGAGTAAGCAGGAGCGTTAGCCAAACCAACTTCTAACCAGCTTGCATGAGAAGCCTGCGTGTCAGCCACGTTAGCAGTTCCTACACCCTTAAGACCCATCACAACTGCGCCAGCGGCTGAGTTGCCAAGGATAGTATCCAAGGTTAAGTTCTTGCCCACTGTAGTGACCAAGTTCTCAATGTCGTCAGCCCACTTAACAAAACCGTCTACGCTGTAGCAAACGGCAGTGTAGTGGCCTTGGATCGTCATCTGATCTTCAGGCATTGTGTTGTATTTAGTTGATGCTTGCACCATGTCGGTGGCTGTCATTTTGTCAATAGTCATGGTGACTCCTTAGTTAGAAGAACGAATCAATGCTGCCGTTGCTGTGTTTGCAGGCATTGTGATGGTGAAATTAGTAGAAGTTTTGTCAGACCCAAAGTCCAACACAGCAATGGATTTGTTACCTTGAGTAACGTTGTAGATCAAAGCACAACGTGCCGTAACGGATGCGTTAAATACCACATCGGCAAAGTCTACATAAGCCGTATACCCAGAGGAGCTAATGGTTACGCCAGTCAAGGCCACGCCGCCTGCAACGTAGCCGCCACCGCTTACCTCGCCTGTGGTCGTGTAAACAGTGGTAGCCTCGTTTAAATCAGCACTGGCCGTGTACAAGGCGATCTTTAGCGTGTTAGTCGCTAAGTTGTGAACGCCCGTGTATAGCTCTGTCTTAAAGCTGGTCGTTTGGGTTTGGAGGATGCTCATGCTACAGGAACCCTAATCTGACCATCACGATAAGCGTCAGCACGTTGTTTGCCGTCACCCAAGTTCTTGAGAAGCGCAATAGCCTGAACGTATCGTTCTTGGTACACCTTGTACATGCCGTCTTCCGGGGCGCTTTTCATGTATGTTCCTGCCTCTGCAAGAGTGCCATACAGCAACGCAGAGTCAAAGTTATCACCTAACCATGTGGTCAGGGCGGTAACGATAGATTCTGGGTAGTAGTAATAATGCAGCTCTGCGTAGTAGTTGGCATTGGGCGTAGGGCCAAGGATGAACGACAGTTCATTGACGTTAGCTGACTGCGGGCCAAAGATTGCGTAGTGCTTAGGCTCAGATACCTGTGCACTCAAAGGATATGCCTCGCGCACGAAGTTCACATCCTTGTTCAGGAGGTACAGGTAGTCGCCTTGGAAGATGACCGTAGTATTGACTGTACCGCTGTTGGCTACAGTTAAATTGATTGTTGTTCCGCTGATGCTGCGAACGATGGCGTTAGTGCCGATGTTTGTGCCTGTGACTTGCTGGCCGACCGCTATGCCAGTTGTACTGGCTACCACAATGCTTTTAGCACCAGCCGTGCCGGTGGCTGTTGTGGAGTTGTACGGATATACGGCAAGGCTGTATACCGACAGGAAGTCTTCTGGACAGGCCAAGTACTTATTGCCGGTAGACAATACACCCGTGACGTTCTTACGCAAGTTGGCAATCTGCACCGTGTTATAGATGCGTTGCTCCGCCTGCTTGATCATTGTATTGATCGTGGTCGTGTCAAACGTGTTCTGCGTGTAGTCAACTACCGCAGCCACAAGTTGGGCGTATGTCAGTGCCATCGTTTAAACCTTAAGCCATCGGGCCACGGGACATAAAACCTTTGGTTGCTGCACCTGCGCCGCGCATCTTGATACCAGTTGTTTTAGCTGCCGGTGCAGGACGACGATACACGTTACCTACAGCCATATTGACTGTTCCGGCATCGCTGTGGTCATCACCACTGCCGGGGTTCTCAGAAGCTTTAACGACCTTACCAGTCATTGTGTGTGGTGTAGCGTAGACCTTGGCATCGCCAACTTCTTTACCCATCATCTTTTTGCTAAATGTAGCCATGATTAGCCTCGTTTCTGTGCGGCAATTTTTGCCAAGTTACGACCCATAGACAGCATATCGGCATTGGTTTTACCCTTACCTTTACCTGTACCGCCCATGATTTCCTTTTGGTTTGGGCCGCTATTGCCCAAGTTTTTGCCTTCGGTTTTACCTTTTTTGGCAATGCCGTCTGCTGATCGTGTGTAAGCCATGTTTAAACTCCTTAAGATATTGTTACTGTACCAACAAATGTCGTTGCCACCAAGTAGTTTGGTGTCAATCCTGCATCATTTAAACTGGCTCCACCAACCGGCTGCCAGCCCCACTGTATGTCTCTTGAACCACCAGACAGGTTACCGCTAACGTTTACACCAGAGGTGACATACGTTGTATCCCTACGCGGATTGCGTAGAGCTTGCGGATCATCCACTGGAAATGTTCCTAGCATTAACTGCGGTTGATCTGGATCCCAGCATTCTGGGCACACCAACAACTGATACTGACGTTGCTTAATGACTTCAGTCTTAAGCTTCTTTAACTTGTACTGCTGGCCGCACCGATCACATTCAGCAATCGCTATCTTGCCGGATGCAAATCGGTTACCCATTACATACTCCCACCAATGAACATCTGACGGGGCACAAACCGAATAGCGGCTTTCTCCCTATCTTCACCGGCTGCCAGATCAAACTGCTCGTTGTATGCAGCTTTGAGCATCTCAAGGCGAGGCATCAACTCAGGCACTTTCATGGCAATGTGGTACGCCAGACCAGCCACTACACATGGCAGGAAGCGGAAATTCATGTCGGCTGTCTCAGCACCCGCGCCAGCATCCTGAACCCGGCGCAGTCTCCAATACACAAACTGGTAGGACGTGCTGTTATCAGGCGTAGGCCAGACAGTCACAGCAGGAAGCTGAGGAACAAACACCGCAGTTCCATCTGCTTGTGAGGCTGCCGTTGTGTTGTTCTGTCCACGGAA